ACATTCTACGTTCTGGAGCACGTTGTACACGATAGATAAGAACCGCGTCTTCTAATAATTCTTTTTGCTTATAGACTTTAAAGACATTCTCTAAAATACTTTGACCAAAGGGCCAGAAGCGGTCTAGCCCTTCTGTTAAGCTTAGATGAACAACGTGTTTAGCATCAATGGCTGCTTCACTTTGACCTAACGTAAAACGACTACCCGATGTGTTGTAGGGCATTGCAGGTACTGTATACCCGCCACCTGCACCACCACCGCCTGTACCACCTACCCCAGTTGCTGGATTAGCGGCAAAGTCTGTATTAGTTTTAGTAGCTACTGACAAGTTCTGTAAGTTAATGTTAATATCTTTAATAACATATTGCTCGGGCTTTTTACCCTCACTTTCATTTACAATAACTTTAATAACCTTAGTCATATCTACCCAGTATAGCTTAAAGTTTTCTGGGTCACGTACAAAGACCTGATCACCAAACTTAATTGTATTACGGAAGATTTTGAATGTTCTAGTATCAAATTCGTTTAATTTGCACCATTGTTGCAGTTGTGTTTTTAATAGTTCAACTTCATGTTGTGTAGGTTCGTCTTTGAAATCTAAGTCAAAGGGTGTTTTATTATGTTCGTTTGTTTGTGTACTGAATTCACTTATAATGTCTAAGCAAGCATTAATTTCAGCATCAACATCCATCATTTCATATTGGTTATAGCGTTCAATACGATTTGGGTGACCTGTATATACTTCTGGTAACCGGCTACGATAGTTCTTATAGCCCATTTCAGCATTGTTGTAACCACCGGTATCACTACCGTTTTGTCCTGGACTACCGTTCCATGCACCGGTATTATTATTGAATCCAGAAATGGGACTAGAGATACCGGATTTGTTTGAGAAGCGTTTTGTATAGGTCATAGTAGATACTTTGTTTAGTATTTAGCGTTAAACCATTGCATTACGTAATAATTTATCTGATATATCATTACCATCACTAAGTTTAGAAATCATTGTATCAAATTTATCTTCCATTAGAACTATCAATTCTTGCAATATAGCAGAAGGTGAATCAGCTAGATTGTCACTATTAGAGCCTAAATTATGCGTTGCAGTAGTTACACTTTCCTTTTGTACCCCATTAGCCAATTCATCAAATTGTGGCTTAGGCATAGCAACTTCTTCTTCATGTAGCATAACTGGATATCCGGATGCTGGACCTTTAAATACTCCACCAAATCTAGCCATTTCAAAGTGTACTGGGTCCTTTGGTACTGTTTGGAATAATCCTTGTTTATTCATTGCGTCTACTGCTTTTGGATCATTATAATTCTGTATATCAACTGCAAAACCACGCTCATGCTTACTAGTACCAGGTCGACCTATAGGCATATTCTTAGCAGTTTTGCCCGGGCGTCCGGCCGCAACTGATTCATCCCATAGTCTTTGCTGATCTTCTGGATCACGTTTAGCACTATTAATTGAAATTGTACTACCAGTCATTGACTTAAATTCTTTTGCCGCATTTATAATTTTAGATTTAATACTATCATTTAATTGTTCAAAATTAGATTTGCTTCCGGATCTACTTCCAAAAGTGAATAAGGTTTCAATTCCCTTAATAACTTCACTTATACTTGTAGTAGGTGTTGCAGTTAATGCGGCTGTTTCACTTCGTTTACCTTCATTACTCATTGAGACTGGTTTTGCAGTAGATGCAGTAATTGATGCGGCAACTGGTGCGGTAGTTGCACTTCGTCTACCTTCATTACCCATTGAGACTGGTTTTGCAGTAGATGCAGTAATTGATGCGGCAACTGGTGCGGTAGTTGCACTTCGTCTACCTTCATTACCCATTGAGACTGGTGTTGCAACCGGGGTTGGTGTTGGTGTTATAGAACGTGTTGCAACCGGTGTTGCAACCGGGGTCGGTGTTGGTGTTATAGAACGTGTTGCAACCGGTGCCGGCGTTTTTGCAGTAACAGGTGATGATGGAGATTCTGGCGATACCGGGGATTCCGGAGACTCTGGCGATATAGGTGGTGGTACAGGTGTTGTTGAAGTATCACTACTTCCACTAGATTTAGTAGTTTTTATATTGCCGCCGGATACAGGTTTTGCGCCAACCGTTTCATTAAATTTAGTAACAGCACTATTAAATGTATCGCTAGCTGTTTTGTTTAATTTGGCAGCGGCATTAAATGAAAAAACTACGCTATCTAATTGTTGTGCCGCAGACTGTTGTAATCTTCTACCTTCTATATTATCTTTAGTAACTTGATCGGTACCTTGACGTTCTTTTTGCAATTGAGATAATGACTCATCAAAACTTTTACCAGATTTTTCTGATAGTTTAGTTGCCGCATCTATCATTTTAGTATTATCAACTAAATTACCAAATTTACCAGTCAATATGCCACTAGTATCACCACCGACAGTTTTAGTACCTGCCATTTGTTTAAGAGTTTCTTTACTAGATTCATTACCTTGTTTAATAACCTCAGCAATAGGTTTTCCATCTAATGCGGCTTGAATACCTTTACCATATGTCATCATTGCGGCTGCTGAGGCATCATCTATTGGGCCTCCGGCTGCTCCATATCTAGTTACACCGGTTGAACCTCTAGTATCTCCGGAGTCACGCAAATATGCGGCATATTTAGCTATTCCTTCTAATTGTTTTTGACGAGTAGTATCTCCGTCAATTTCAGCTTGTAACATTGCCGCACGTAATTCTTCTTCAGCCATAACTGCGGCACGTGATTCTTCTTGTTGTTTGCGTGTTGCTCCAGACAACATTGCTAATTTATCTAGTTCTTCAACATATGCAGATGCACCTTTAACTAAATCTTGCTGACTCTTACCCTGCATCATGCCCATGCGAGTTTGTTGAGCCATGTATTGTAATGTGTGTTCACGTTGTTGATCTGCCGTAACACCGAGCATTTCTAATTTTTGACCAACGTCACTCTTAACTAGTTCTCCGGCTACACTAGCAAATTTATTAGCACCTGTGGCAGCAGTGGTGCCAAATAATTTTAAATCTCTTGCATTAGATGCTAATAGTGTATTGAATTTTTCTAACTCTGCAGTAGTCATGCCTAGTGTTTGAACCATTTCAAATACACCTGTCATTCCCTTAGCACCTGCTAATCCAGCCTCACTTAATTTAGTAAAACTCTCATAAAGCTTATCATTTTGTTCTGCGGCTATTCTATTTGCTTCAGCCGCGGCTTCTACTGCTACACCTAATAATGCTATTGCACCTCCTGCTATCCTGGCTGCTATTCCCAAACCAGGTATAAACATCATGGCCGCGCCAATACCCTTTAAGGCAGTACTGATACTATCTGCAAACGCACTTACCGCTTTAGCACCTACTTTAGCACCACGCTCACCTTCATAAAGTGATTTGGTCATCGCTGTTGCGGCCTTAAATATCCCTTCGAAGGCTGCAGTACCTAACTGTACAGCCGCAGTCATGCCCATGCTACCTTTAGTTGATTCTAATATTCTATTAGAAAATTCACCTACTATAGCTTTTGTACTATTAAGTCTAGAGGAAAGTTCATTAAATGCTTTGCCCGGAGCATCTAGTGTTTTAGCAAGTTTTTCTGTTTTATCATTAATATCTCTATAATTTGCTAATGTCTTTCTTTGTTCTACTGTTAATTCAACTGTGGTTTTTACGAATTCCCCATTACTTTTAATGAGATAACCCATATTCTCCATTTCTTTGTCAAATATAGCTTGACGTTTATTCTGAAGTGTAGTGTTTTTACCTAATTGGGCTTCTAATTCTTCATTTAATTTCAGCTCAATTTTAGAACGTTTTTCAAATTGGGACTCTAACGCTTTATAGCTACCGTCGGCTCTCCTTACGTATCCTTCTTCTGCCGCATATCTTTCTTCGGACAGTTCTTTGGATCTACGCAACATCTCGTTGAGTGCATCGAAATCTTCATAATTATTAGCCATGTTTTTACCCACTAAATAGTTAATAGTATTTATATATTAAAAAACCCCCAGGAGAACATATGAACACAAATCCATTAAAACAATACTTCCGTAGACCTGAAATTTATCTAAAATTACCCAGTAACGGCAATTTTTACCCAGCTGGTTCTATTGATTTGCCCGAAAATAAAGAATTACCTATCTATCCAATGACTGCTATCGATGAAATAACAAGCAAGACACCTGATGCACTATTCAATGGAACTGCTGTAGTTGACATTATTAAAAGTTGTGTCCCAAGTATCAAAGATCCGTGGTCTATCCCTAGCATTGATTTAGATCCACTATTAGTGGCAATTAGAGCGGCAAGTAATGGTAATTTACTTGATATTGAATCAACATGCCCAAGCTGTAGTGAACACGCTTTGTATAATATAAATTTAGTAGGATTATTAAGTAAAATTGAAGTTGGTAATTATGATGAACCAGTAATACTAAATGAACTAACTTTCAAATTCAAACCCTTTACTTATCAGAAAATAAACAATATCAATATGGTACAATTTGAAATTGAACAATCAATCAATAAATTACAATCTATTGAAGATCCAATTGAACGTCAAACACAATCTGGTATTACTATGCAAAAATTAAATAAATTGAGCATGGATTTAATTAGTGAATCTTTAGAATATATTAAGACTCCTTTAGAAATTGTGAATGAAAATGAATATATTTTAGATTTCTTACAAAATTGTGATCGTAGAACCTTTGAACAACTTAGAAATACAGCAGTTAAGCTACGTGAGTCATCACAACTTAAACCATTGGATGTGAAATGTATCCATTGCTCACATGAGTATACACAAAAATTAACACTTAACGTATCTGATTTTTTCGCTTAAAGCTTCTATATCTTAACTCTGAAGATATACAGAAGCTAATAGATGATATGGAATCAGAGTCTAAAGCTATAAAAAACACAGCCATAAGATACTCTTGGTATATGAGAGGTGGGGTTACCTATGAGGATGTTTTAAATATGTCTACTACTGAACGTAATATTATAGGTAAATTAATAGAAGAAAACTTAGAAACAACTAAGAAATCAGGGCTACCATTCTTTTAATTAATTCCGTAACTGTTCATTTATCATTACGGGTTATCTATGTAAAGATGAACTTCGTTCATCTAAGAACTCACTTCGTTCGTTCTTAGTTTTTATGGTTATCTATTGTCTTTTACTCTACATTATGTATGGACTATATTGCCGCTTTGAAGCCATGGTAGTGCTATTCAGCACTACCAATGGTTAAGGGTATTTGCCATGCCCGTCATCCTTTGTTATCTTTTCCCCGTCTAATTAGCTATTTGTTGCTACTAAACGCTA